GGCACGCCCCTGGCGGCCGTGCGGAGCGCCAAGGCCCCGGAGTTTGAGCTTCCCGACATGAAGACGCTGCGGGTGACGGTCGTGCCGCGGGGCTGGGAGGGCCGGACGGCTTCGCGCGCCGCGGCGCAGTGCGATTACCAGATCGACATCGGCGTGCAGAAGAAGCTCACCGCCGCCGACAACGCGGAGATCGATGCCCTGTTGGGGCTGGTGGAGCGGATCGCCGACCACTTCCGCACCCAGCGCCTCGCGGCCTTGCCCGGCGCGGTGTGGGTTGGCTGCGAGAACGCGCCGTTGTACTCGCCCGAGCACATGAAGGAACTGCGGCAGTTCACGGGCGTGCTGACGTTGACGCATCGCGTGCTGAGGTAAGCGACCATGGCGAAGCGCTGGATTCAATCCCTGGACGTGGAACTGGACGGGAGCGGCAACCCCATCTTCGCCCTGGCCGCGCCCATCCAGGCCGACCTGATCGACGCGGACCTGTACGAAGTGACGGGCGTCCCGCCCGACAACGCCACGCTGTATGACATCCGGTCGCAGTTGTACATGCTGCTGCTGGATGCGTACTCGTACCGTTCCGCCGCGGAAATCCTCAACAGCATCGACTCGGACCTGTCCTACTACCTTTACGACGGCGGCGGTTCGTCCATGCCCTGGCTGGCCCGGCTCGACTACGACCTGCACAACTGGCTGGTGGACTGGTCCTCCTACCGTCCCGCCGCGGAAATCCTCAGCAGCATCGACTACGACCTGTCCTACTACCTATACGACGGCGGCTCGTCCATGCCCTGGCTGGCAAGGGTGGACAGCACGCTCAACGGCATGTTGTTCGACGGAGGCTCCTATCAGCCCTGGCTCCAAACGATCAGCAACAACCTCCTGAGCGGCGCGCAGCGGACCTGGCTGGCCGACGGGATGTATGACACCGACTGGTGCTACAACCTGGCCGCCAGCGACCTGCACGGCCAGTACGGGCCTGTGGTCGGGGCGACCCTGCACGCCCGGTCCGACGCCACGCACGTCCCCATGCTCTACCAGTCGGGCAGCCCACACTACGCCCTGCACGTCAAGGACGCCGACGGGAGCAAGGTCAGTAAGACCGATTGGGCGGCCCTGAGCGCGCCGGGGCAGACGGCCTCGTACCAACCGACATTCACCGCCTGCCGGCACGTCATGCAGGTGACGGTCGCGACCATCAACACCAACGTCGTCGTCCGCATGGAAGGCTCGGTGGACGGGTCCAACTGGTACACGCTCGGTTCGGAAACGACCCTCACGGCCAACGGCACTTACGGCATCCAGGCCGAAGGGCTGGCCCCGTACGTCCGGGGCAACTTCGTCAGCGAATCGGGCGGCACGGACGCCCAGGTGACTTTCAAGTACCACGGGGCGCGGTAGCGCTTCGCAGGAGAAAACACACATGGCAGAGACAGGACAGGTGAACCCGCTGGCCACGGAAGTGGCGACGGTCAACGGCAAGAAGCGGCTGCTGGTCGGCGGCCGGCAGGTCCAGACCAAGGTCGAGGTCCGCGAGCGGCTGGGCCGGCTGGCGCAGGCCATCGACACGGACCTGCCGGCGCTGCGGGCCGGGCTGGACGCGCAGGCGGTGCTGGCCCGCGAGCAGGCCCTTATCGACCGGCGGATCGCGACGTTCAAGGCCGTGCGGGACGACCTGGCGGCCAAGGTGGACCTGCTGGACGACTGAGGCGGCGCATGATCGGCATGGTGACAAAGGACATGTTCTTCGACCGCAAGGCGGTGCTCGGGGCGACGGACCGGGCGGCGCGGAAGGTCCTGTCGCGCTTCGGCGCGTTCGTGCGGACCACGGCCCGGCACTCGATGCGCAAGCGGAAGGGCGTGTCCGAACCGGGAAACCCGCCGTCGGTCCACGTCGGGTTGCTCAAGAAGCTGCTGTTCTTCGGCTACGACGCCGGCCGCAAGAGCGTGGTCATCGGCCCCACGCCCTTGCATGGGACGGCCGAGGCCCCGCCCCTGTTGGAGTACGGCGGCAGGGCGCGGGTGAAGGACCGCAAGGGCAGGAACGTACTGGCGACGTACCGGCCGCGGCCATTCATGGGTCCGGCCTTTGAGCAAGAGAAACCCAAGTTGCCCGCGATGTGGGCGAACTCGGTGAAGTAGCCCTTCGACAGGGCTTAGGGCGAGGAGCAACAGACATGGCAACGTTCATCCTGGGCAAGGACGCGAAGATTTACCAGGGCGCAGCCGGCGGCGAGCTGGCCACGCTGACGGAGATGAGCAACGTCAAGGACGTGACGCTCAATCTGGAAGCCGGCGAAGCGGACATCACCACGCGGGCGAATTCCGGCTGGCGGGCGACGGCCCCGACGCTCCGCGAATGCACCTGCGAGTTCGAGATGGTGTGGAAGCCGGGCGACAGCGGATTCGACGCCGTGAAGACGGCGTTCCTCACCGGCGGCACGATCGAACTGGCGGTGCTGGACCAGGCCCGTGAGACCGACGGGGCGCAGGGTCCCAAGGGTTCCTTCTCCATCACGTCGTTCTCGCGGAACGAGGCGCTGGAGGAGGCCATCACCGTGTCGGTCACGGCCAAGCTCGCCGTCTTCGACGAGTGGGTGGAGGTGGAAATCCCGTGAGGACCTTCGCGGACAACGCCGGGCGTACCTGGACCGTGACCATCAACATCGACGCGCTCAAGCGGGTCAAGGGCCTGCTGGCCGTCAACCTGCTGGACGCCATCGAGGGCAAGCTCCTGGAGAAGCTCATCGCCGACCCGGTGCTTCTCTGCGACATCCTCTACTGCCTGTGCAAGCCGCAGGCGGATGCGCAGAGCGTGAGCGACGAGGACTTCGGCCGCTCCATGGCCGGCGACGCGATCGAGGCCGCCACGACCGCCTTCCTGGAGGAACTGGCGGATTTTTTCCCGGCGCAGAAGCGGGAGCTTCTGCGGAAGGCGCTGGGCAAGCTGCGGAAGTTGGAGGCGATGGCCTTCACCGCCGCGGGCGCCCGGCTCGACAGCCCGGAACTGGAAGAGCAGTTACGGGAGATGATTGCTGGCGGCTTGTCTGGGAGCTTGCCGGGATCGCCGGCGTCGCCCCCGGCCCGCTGACGCTGCGGGAATTGGTGTGGATGGCGCAGGCCGCCGCCCGCGAGCGATGGTCGCGTACATCGGCGGTGCTGGCTCTGATCGCCAACGCCAACCGCGACCCCAAGAAGACGCGGCCCTTCAAGCCGTCGGACTTCGACCCTTACGCCGGCCCGCAGGCGCCGGCGCAGGCCGTCGAGGTAGGCAAGGACAACATCGGGACCCTGAAAGCGGCCTTCACGGGCCGGAAAGGAAGCTTGCCATGAGGAAAGCAATGCTGTTCGCCGCGGAGGTCTTCCTGGTCATCGGGCTGACCGGCTGCACGGTCGTCACCCAGGACCAGAAGGATTGGGTGCGCGACAAGGCCAATCGCTCCGGGGCCTTCGTCACGCTGATGGACAAGGGCGAGACGACCCGCCAGCAGGAGCAGGCGTGGATTTACTCCCAGAACGAGTCCTGGCGGCTGTGGGCGCAGAAGGTCGATCTGGGCCTGGCCGCCCCGAACTGGATGGCGGATGCCGGCAAGCAGGCCGCCACGCAGCCGGCAACCCGGCCGGCGGGAGGTGGAAAGTGACCGTTCCTTGGACTGACATCCGCGGCAAGGTGCTCGCGGTAGAACCCAAGGCCGCCCCGTTCCTTGACATCGTGGCCCGGTATTGGGGCGACGGCAAGCTCACCGAGGACATCGCCAATCGCTTCATCGCCGCCTGGATGAACCGCAACTTCGTCCAAGCCCGCTCGCTGCTGTACGGCTCGATGACGGCCGACGATCTGATCGCCGCGGACAAGGCCGAGAACGAGCGGCTGGCCGCCATGGTCGCGCAGGAGAAGAAGCTGTACGACTTCGCGGCCGAGTTGGAGGCCGCGCTGCTGAAGGTGGCTCTGGGCGTGGCCCTAGCCGCGGTGGGCCTTTAGCGGCCTGGCCGCTGTGAAGCTCCTTTGGAGGCTCTGGCTCATGGACTACAAGCAGGTCATCGCGTGGCTGGTTCCCATCGTCGCCCGCGGCATCGCGTGGATTCTGGCGGCGAAGCTGGGCTTCACCGCGGCCGAGTCGCAGGACTTGGCGACGCAGGCCGGCGGCGCGCTGGGCGCTCTGGCCCTGGTGGGCGTGTCGATCTACACCAGCGTCAAGGGCCGCAAGAAGCTCCTGGCGACGCCGCCCCCGGCGCAAGGGCAGTAGCACATGGCCGACGCCAAGGGCATCCGGGCCGGCCGCGCCTTCGTCGAGCTTTTCGCTGACGACAGCAAGCTCGTGCGCGGGCTGAAGCGCGCTTCGGCCAAGCTCAAGGCGTTCGGGGCCGGCGTCCGAGACATCGGCTTGAAGATGGCCGGGATCGGCGCGGCCGTGGTTGCGCCCCTGGCGGGCGCGGCCAAGAGCTTCGCCGACATGGGCAGCAAGCTCTGGGACATGTCCAAACGGACCGGCGTATCGGTCGAGGCGCTGTCGGTCCTGGGCTACGCGGCCGAGCAGTCCGGGGCCGACATCGAGTCCCTTGAAACCGGCCTCCGCAGGATGCAGAAGACCATCGTCGAGGCGGCGTCCGGTTCGGCGTCCGCGCAGGAGGCCCTGGCCTTGCTGGGGCTGACCGTGGAAGACCTGGCCGGCCTGGCGCCCGAGCGGCAGTTCAAGCTCATCGCCGACCGGCTGGACCGGATCGCCGACCCGACCTTGAAGGCGGCAGCGGCCATGGAGGTCTTCGGCAAGTCCGGCACGGGCCTGCTGCCGATGTTTGAGGGCGGCGCGGCGGCGCTGGATGAGTACGAGGCCAAGGCCCGCAAGCTGGGCATCATCATGTCCACCGCCGACGCCAAGGCCGCCGATGAGTTCGGGGACGCCCTGGCCGACCTGTGGAAGGTACTCAAGCAGATGGTCTTCACCATCGGCTCGGCCCTGGCCCCACTCCTCCAATCCCTGGCTCAGTGGGTCACGTCGGTGGTCGCCAACGTCAGCCAGTGGTTGCGGCAGAACAAGGAACTGGTGGTCCTGGTCCTCCAAGTGGCCGCGGCAGCCGTGGCCGGCGGGATCGCCCTGGCGGCGCTGGGCACGATCATCACCGGCCTGGGCAAGGCCATCGCCGTCCTGTCGGCCGCCTTCGCCGCCTTCGGCGTGGTGCTCAAGGCCATCGGCGCGGTCCTGGCCTTCCTGCTTACGCCCATCGGCATGGTCTTGGCGGCCGTGGCGGCGCTGGGCGGGTATCTGTTGTACGCGACCGGGGCGGGCGCCAAGGCCCTCTCTTGGCTGGGCGAGAAGTTCGACACGCTCAAGGAAGAGGCGACGGCGGCCTATCAGGGCATCGCCGACGCGCTGGCCGCCGGCGACATCGGCCTAGCGGCGAAGATTCTGTGGCTCACCTTGAAGATGGAGTGGACCAAGGGCGTCAACTGGATCAGTTCGATCTGGAAC